GCCGTCGGTGACATATAGGGCGCCCGATAAAGAGGGACTAAAAGTAGAGTCGCCATACAGAATGGCGGCCAGCGCGCCAGTAAGCTGCGTCGCCGTCGCCCCTTGTTCAAAAATGAAAAGACCATAGGCCGAGTCGGTGGTCCAGCCAGCGGGGCCCTCAGTACCAGTCGGGGCCGCGGCCTCGGCGCCCAGGAGGCGGATATAAGTTAAAGGAGAACTATTCTTTAGATACGCTTGGGCGGCATACATGCCGTAGGTGGGGGCTGACAAATCGTTGCCCGTACGCCATACGTCGTTGCCGGATCGTCCAGCGGATGGGGTTCCAAAAACACTAACAAACTCTTCAAAAGAGTCAACAGTGATTGGTCGAAGGGCTGGGCCCTTCGCGGCGCGGCCGATAACAACGGGGCCGATGCCAGCCGGGGAAGCTGGTAGTTGGGAGTTATCAATCTCGTTGACAAAAACTCCAGGGGATACGAATCGATACTTTTTAGCTGACATTTGTTATGTTCTCCTACACATGGCCCAGGCCTCTGAAATGTTCAAAGTAAATAGTGTTAAGTAGTCGCAATGGTATTATTCTCTATAAAAACCATCCTTAATGTTCGTGGGGATATCACCGAGTACCGTTCTTTCCCTTCCAAACTTAAACTCTACGGCGTTTTGGCGACGTACAATTTTAGGTTTTTCTTGATTATCCCCTTCGCCTACTAAGTAACCCATTACTTCGATCTGGATTGTGGTTTCATAATTCCGCTGAGTCATTCCTATATCTGTTTTGTTGGCTCCGTTGGCAAACGATCCATCTACAAACGTCTCATACGCATGTCCCTCATTAGTAATCCTATGAGGCATACGAGAATTACCTGGAATGGTCAGGAAGGGCCCAATCAGTTGATTTAGTTGTTGTTGATATTCTGTTCTCACTGTTACTTCATAAACCACTTTTATCCACACAGGAAGAGGAATAGTAATCGTTTCATAGACCGTTTTAGTAGTCATATTTCTTTTGTTGGTATTAAGCTCCTTCGAGGAAACCGTGGGGGGACTCCCATATTTCCTTTTTACCTTCGCATTTTGAAACTCGGCTGTCTTTTTTTGATTAATTCGACGAGCAAGAGTAATCGTGCCCCCTTTGGCATCGTCCACAGGATAAAGATTCGCGTACACAGTCCCGCGATAGTTTGGTTCCTTCGTCACGCTAGCTCGATTAACTGTAATCAACGGTAAAATAAGTGTTTCTTCTGAATCTCTTAGGTCTTTGTTGTGTTTAAGCTGATAAGCTCTTTCTGCGGATACCCACAACACAGGAACCTTCTTAAATCCCTTATTAGAGCCGATGGATAGATTTAGGTCTTCATCAATAAACTTAACCATCGCGCCATCAATCGTCTCCAACGTCGATGGCATAAACTCTATCTCACCTAGCTTATTTGCAACAGATTTATCACCTATATAATCATACTTTTGTGCTTTTTTATTTTCTATTTCTTTTTGCGTGCGTCGACTTCTAGACATTTACCTACCCCACAAAGATGCCGGTAGGAACATTACCCAAAACCTTGGATGCAGACTCCTGCATCGAAGAATCAATACCCGCCAGTTTATCGTAAGTAGTTTCCTCAAGAATAGTTTTGAGTTCCTCTCTCAAGGCTGACATTTCAGCTGCAGCTTGACCCAATAATTCGCCGGCGTTTAGATTAACGCTCTCGCCAGGAATGGGAACCGTTGCAAACTTGCCACGGATCTGACCTAGCATTTCTTTTGCTAGCGCCAAAGCAAAACGACGGATCCATTGTTTGCCAATAGAATTAATATTTGCATAAGGAATATTCTGAAACGGAAGAGTATTAAGGTTATTGATTCCTTCTACGCCAGCCTTTCCGCGGCCGGTTTCGTCCCAAGGTTCGTTTTCTTTATCGATGGTAAACTGCACCCAAATCTTTGCGGGACTCGTTATGTCGGGCGTAGGAAATATTCGCAGCATATTATCTTTAATTTCGTAAGAATAATGCGAGATACGTGTCCATAAGGCGTCTTCATATGCCATGGCTTGCAGTTTGTTCTGCCATGTAGGAACTATTTCAAAAGTTGAATCGTCCGCATATTGCCCATACGTCCGCATGTTGCCCACCACCGAGAAACCTCCATAATATCCGTAAAATCTCCACATAGCGCGCGGCGTTTTAAAAAATACTTTACGAATAATAACTCTTTTATCTTGTACTTTCCCAAAAAAGGCCTCCGTAGATGATAAAGAAGACGCCGAAATAATAGTTTGTAAATCATAATCTTGTTGATTGGCCACGCGAGCTACAGAGGCAGAATAAATGGGTGTATAACCTCCCATTCCGGTTTCTGTGGCTAGGCCTTCAGAGAGGCGCCTAACATACCCATAATCAAATCGTGGATACCGTAACTCAATGGAAGATCCGGATAAAGCGTGCCCTGCTACAATTTGACCATCTTGGTCAAACGAGGCCGTGGCAGCACCTAGGAGACTCCCTAAAGAGTTTTTGCTTTGGTGGAGGTTAACTATATAAGAATATTCTAAAACCGCCTCTTCATAAGCTGAATATACATTACCTTCTGTCAGTTCAATATCTAGAACATCCCCGCCGAGCTTCTTATAAGTATACGCAACCTGATCGACAGCTCCTGATATGAAAGCAGCAGAGCTAGCATATATGCCAAAAGGCAGTGTGGCTGCCACATTCGTAGAGCTTCCCGTAACCGGAAGAACATTTGTCGTCGTAGTAGACGCGGGATTGAGCTTTGGAAGAGCCATGGATTATTCCTCTATTAGTACATTACTAAATAGAAAGCCCCGCCTCAAAAGAGACGGGGCTTTGACTATTTTGACCTACGTCAGTTATATTATTCAGTTAGCGACTTAACGACAACTAAACCGTACATATCAGGACGCACCATCTTCTTGGCATATCGAGTCATGACTCCCTTACGGGGCACGAAGTCTTCAACACCGAAGATCGTAGGCGTGGTCTGCAGCGGCACATAAGGTGCATACACGTAGCCACTCTCAAGGAAGCTACTTCCTCGACGGCCTACCAGAAGTAGGTTACGAGGGAAGTAAGGATCGACAAGAATGTCGAACTTCTTCGAAAGGGAACCGACTTTAACAGCACCCGCGTCGCCGCGATCGCTATCAGCAGTCACATTGGCACGGAAACCAGCCGTGAACTCAAGGATGTTGGCAACTTCAGGTCCGCAGACGACAAAGTTGGCAGCACCACGGAGAGTCTTCCGGTGGATCTGTGCCGAGACATCATTGATGGTCTCAATGAGAGTCTCATACCACTCGCTCACGTTACCCGTGAACTCTGGGGCCGCGTTAGCAGCACCAGTCTCGCGATTCAAGAAATCGCCAGGTGCGCGGGACCAGTAACGAACACCAGCTGAAGCGCCAACAACAAGATCCTCAAGGATCTCGCGATCAATTTCAAGAGCAACCTGCTCAGACAGAATCTGAGTAAGCTCCACCTCGGCATCAAGGTTGTGGTAGGCGTTAAGATCTTGTCCTAACTCCGGGGTCCACTTGGCCTTGAGCTTCTTGGTGATTGCCGTAACAGCGATCGAGTCGATCTTGATATCGATCTCGGGGATGTTCGGATTACCCTCAAGCCCCCACATCTGTGCGGGAAGAACGGCGCCAATGGCGGCCGAAGTACCAGCAAAGTTGTCAGTGATCGGGAACGAAGCCGTGAGGCCAGCTGCCCACTCTGTATCGAGATTAGCAACCGTAACGGTTCCAGTATCACCACCAACTAACACGAGCAGAACGTTGTCCTCGTTAGTCGGGTCTTCACGCTGAAGTCGACGAGCCTGAATGCCGAGCGTAAGAGCAGCATTCGACGGACGACGCAAGAGAATAGCAACCGCATCCTCTTGGTTCCAGTTACCAGTACTGTTTGCACCACTGTCCTCTAGAGCCGTCTTGGCAACAGAGACAATGCTGAAGCTAGAGCCAGATGCAAGATCCGGGTCGAACTCAAGCAGTCCGTTGAGCTGATAAGCTGCAGCGGTCTGGTTGCCGAGGGGGACCGTAAAGTCTGGCACCCCATTTGCACCAATAGAGCCCGAAGCAACCGGAGTCGCCGGGGACGGCGAGAGGATTCCCCTCGAACCCGTCGGAGACGAGTAACCGTTGTTAAGTGCATACGGACCACGCTCAGCATTAACTCCAGTGAGGAGAACACCGCCGGTGATCTGACTAGCAACCCGTCCACCACCATAGAGTGATGTTCCGACGGGATATCCTAGACGCGGGCCTGCAAAAGCAGTACCACCAGACTCAGCAGAGACGGTGAAATCCAGGAAGAAGATGAGGCCCGAGGGCAAACTCATCGGTTGAACGCTAACGAGATCGTTGGCGATCAGGGAGCCGAATACACGGCGAACGAGGGGAAATGCAACAGCTGCAAAGCCCTCAACGTCGCCAGCAGCCATGCTGGACGACTCACGTAGTAACTCACGTGCCTGATTTTCAAGCAATCGAGCCATACTGTTCCGAAGTTCATCACTTCCGAGTCCTTCGAGAAGTCCGGTCTGTTCCCACTTTCCAATGAGAGCAGCACCTTCCTTACCTAGGTCCCGGTTAATGATACCTTCGGTTAATTTCTGTACAATAGACATTTATATAACCTCCTTATAATTGTAATAATTGAATGTCATTTATTCAAACCTGCTAAACGCAGCATACGATCCATATTAGGATCGCGTGTTGCCTCGTTGTTTTTCTTAGAGTTGAATAAAAGCGAGGTTGGTCTCTGGACTGCTTCACGAAGTGTCTGTGGTCGTGTGCGTTGATCTGGCGCTGACCCCACTGCGTTTTGAATTGTCTCAAAAATCATTCCCGCCTCTTCAACAGAAGTGGCAGATTGAACAGCTTCGACAATTTGATTCTTTTGTCGCTCATTCAAGGAGGCGCTATTCAAAGCCTTGTTTTGATAAACAAGCTTGGCGTTTGCCAAGTTCAGCCTTGTGAGCTGCTTCTTGGCTTCCATTAAAAGAGCACGAAGCTCTTTGTTGGATTTTGTAATATCCGAGACTTTACTCTCGAATAATCCTGCATCCGACACAACGTCAGGTGCAGTTGATACTTCTTCGATTTCCTCTTCCTCTTCAAGGTGTGCAGCGCTAGCGGCGCGCATGGCATCGTTATTGGCTTGCTCAACGCTGCTATCAGCGGAGTTAACGGATGCCCAACCTTGCGGGCGCGGGATCATGTCTACTACTAACTCTTCAATAAGATCGGAAATCATTTCTTCACTAAGAGTGATTTCTTGATCTTCTTCTAGGTCTTCAATGTCTTCGCCTTGAGCTTGGCTTCCGACCTGGGCGGCATCAATTTTTGCTGCATCGGACTCCTCCTCACAAGATGGGTCTCCGGGTTCGCAGTCGCCCTCTTGTAAAGCAAGTTCATCAGCCAAGCCGGTGGCATCAGTAAGATCTCCACCCTCAACGACTTCCTCTTCTTCTTCAAGGCGCGTCTTCAAAGCATCAAAATCAATCTCGATAATTTCTTCAATAGGGGGTGCGTCAATCTCTTCATTCTGAAAGGCATAGGGAACTTCGCCGACGAACTCCATCAGCTCATCATCGTCTGCCTCTTCCGTTTCAGAAAGATCTTCACCCAAGTCTTGCTCTAACAACGTATCAATAGCGCTCTTCACCTCTGTCGAATACTTCTCTAAAACAGCGTTTTCAGCGTTTTTAAGAGCAGCGTCCTTAAGAGCTTTGGCGTCTACAATCGCTTCTTCTAGTAATGAAGACATAAAAAATTACTCCAGTTCTGACATGTAATCAAAATAAATAGTATCTAACATAGGGAAATGACTCTGAGATATGATTTTGGTCTTCCTAAGTTCTTCTTTACGAAGTACCCTCTAACTCTTCAATCCTTAGATGCATGTCCTGTACAACTTTTACTAAGGCTGCAATTATGGCTCGACTATCTATATCAGAAGGTACCAGATCTTCACTGTTTTTACGGCGTAGATCACCAAATTCACTAATCAGTTCGTTGGGGTTCGGCTCTGGCTCAGGGGTTCTCTCTATATTTCCCTTGTCATCATATTTCCAATCTGGTCCGTGGAGTGCGAAATTTTCTCCTGCCGCGGCACACTCCTCAGCAATAAAGCCCCATTGATCTGTGGCGCCGCCGCAGCCTTCCTTCATATCAAACGAACGCGGACGGAGGGCTAGAAAAGCATCATAATCCAGAGGGAGATCCTGAACATTCTTTTTAATATTTAAAGTTGAACTCTTGATGACGATTTCACCGGTACCGGTATCGATCAGGAGTTCGGTACCGGTGGACGTTGCAAGGTTCGGCATGTAAACCTTCTTGTCATAACCGATTACTAGAGCCTTGGTGCTCGAGCCGGAGGTACAGAACACAAGAGACCCTGTGGTGGTCGAGTTCATCAGAACTACATCTTGACTGATCGCTGAAGCAGCACCGAGGTAGCCAACCCGAGCGGTATTCTCGCCTTGCCACCATTCTGTATATGCAACAACTTGATCAAGAGACGTTGCATCTTTATCTGAGATACGGATTGCGGTCGAGCTTTTACCAACAACATGCAACTCTTGTTGCGGAGTCTCGGTCGCGACGCCCACCTTGCCATCGCCTTTTATTGTCATCATGGTGAGGAGGGTTCCAGAACCGTCCGATGTGGTCATGAATTCAAGCTTTGAGCCGTTGTCCGCGCCCACAGTGCCCCAAGTTCCATCTGCCCTGGCCCGGATCACTGCTGCGTTGGCAGCATAGGTGGCCCCTCCATCTTTTGTGCCACCAAAAGCGAGACAACCAAGTTCTTCCCCGTCGGTGATGGCTGAGTCCTCTCTTTCAAAGAATATGCACGCAGAGCCCCCCGCTTCTTGTAAATGTATATCACCAGTGCTCCCGTAAGGCTCCTGACCATCACGAAGACCAACACCAATCTTGCCGCTGGGCACCAAGAAGTTGCCGTTAGAGCATGTGACGTTTTGGTTGGCGTCGAGGGTCAAAGTAGTAGCGCCGTTGCCCGAAAGAAGCCTCAACATATAATC